AGTGATGCCCAATAGTCGCTCGATTTGATCTTGGCGCAGTCCGTGCGCTTCGTTGATTATCGCGCACCACCCCTTGCCTAGGGGGCGCTGGGTTTTGAGGCGCGCGAACCGCGCAAAATCATCCGCTTGTAGCACGCGCGGGGAATCATATTCCTCAATTTGCCAGTTTTCGGCAACTTCACGCGCCAAGAGGCGGGCTATCGTGGTTTTCCCGGTTCCCGATTGGCCGGTGATCCAATAGCAACGGCCCGATAGTCCGCGCTTGCGCAGGCGGTTGATTGTGGCAAGCGATTTATCTTGCCCTATTACTTCGGCCCAGTCTTTTGGGCGGTATTGTTCATATAGTTGCATGGTTTTAATGCTCCGATATGGTAGCTTTCATGTATTGGGGGAGAGTGTCGCCGGAACGAAGGTAATCTTCGTAGAATTCGCGCCGAATTCCGATCGGTACGTTTTCGGGGTGGCCGTTCCAATACTTTTTGTCGAAAACTGCCCTGCTAACCTTGCGCGGTACGCTTGTTGCGCAATAGGCGCAGAGTGATTGGCGTTTCGAGGGGTAGTATTCTACCCTTCTTGTGTCGCCGCAAATTTGGCAATATCTCATGACTCACCCCCCTATCGGTTTAGTTTGTGAGATATGGAAAACCACGGCCGTAACCGGCCGAACCCGTTTGGCGGGCTTTTCGTCGGGGTTGTCGGGGTTCTTACGATCGGGCAGGGGGTACCACGACGTAACTTTTACTCCGTGTTCGCCGCGCTTGACCTGGCGCCCCTTGGCTCGCCATGCGTGATATGTAAGGACGTTTTCCCGGGGGATAATGTTTGAAGTTGGGATTCCCATTGCCTCAAACCCCGCGAAGATAGCGGGATAGTTGCTCCAAGACGTGGAGCTTACGGCACGGGAGAGTGCTTCGTGTGCCAACTTGGCACGTTCTTGGGGGGTGCGCCGTTTGCGCTTGCGGGGAGTGTCCGCGATAGATACACTGGCCATTGTCTCAACTCCTTATCAGTTGGGGCCACACCCCCGGATAGTTCGCGCTATCGCGGGGGCAATTTCGGTTGGGGTGGTAGTTATTCGTAAGTTCCATCCGGGTAGGCGATCAATAAGACTTCGCCGTCAAACGCGATGAACTCATCGCGGTTGACGTAGGAAAGTCGATAAACGTGCTGGTTCGTGCTGTCTCCATCGTCCATTAGGCAAACCATATATGGTTCGCCTCGGACTGAAGCACGTTCCTGGGCAAGAGCAAAAAGTCTTGGGGAAATGCGTCTAGTCTCTGCCAGCACGTGGCGGGTCGCGGAAGTTGCTGTTGATTGTCTCATGTCATCACTTCTTGGGTTTGGGGAAGGTTGATTGAACTACTGTAGTATACTCGAATATCGGGAAATTGCAACAAGAAAACCAGAAAAAAAGCCGATAAAGAAAAAATACTTAGAGGGGGTAAGGTTGCCTAGCTTCCGGCACGATCGGCAAGAGGGGCGCAGCGCTCGAGATCGTGGGGCGGGTGCTTTGTTGTTCCGCGCTTGTTTCCGGATTCTTTCAAGGCATTTCAACCGGCCCGATCGGCAACCATGCGGAAGGAAAGAAGGGGGTGTAGCTCCGGCATGGCCGAAGCATCGGCAAGCGCGGCCGCTTCCCACCGAACTCAAGGCAAGGAACCAAAGGGGGCGCAGCCACAAGGGACAAAGGGAAGGGGGCGCAGCCGGACAGGCAATAAGCTAGAGGGGCGTAGCCTCACAGGGAAAGCGCAGAGAGGCAAGGGGGAGGGAAGCTAAGACGGGCGTAGCCCTGGAAAGCGCAGACGATCCAGCCTGGTCGCCGGAGAAGATGCCAAGAAGGATCACGGAGGGGCGCAGCCTCGGTAGGCGCAACTGAACACACTTTCGCTTATCCATCCCTTATTACGCTCTTGTTCTCCGCTTCTTTCCGTGTTGTTTCCGTGCTATTTATTTGTTGTTTACGGGTATCGTGGGGGGGAAGAAATGACGGAAATTCATAACCGGGGAATGGCTTCGTTTCTAGTCATTCTGGGTGGTACAGCACCACCGAACCGTTGCGCCGCAATGGGGGTGGCGTCGTAAGTCGTTGCGTAGAAAAGGTTTGCGTCAAGCGTACGGCGTAACCACCCCCTCCCCGCTGGGCCCCAAACGAGACGCCGGCCGCCTCATAGTACCTCCCCTATCGCGAACTTTTCACAATTTCGAGTTAGCGGCTAGAATAAAGCAAGCGAAGGGTTTCAAAGATAGGAGGGAGTTGAGATGTACCGTGGAGTGAGTTGGCACAGTGGAGAAGGCAAATGGCAGGCGGTGATAAAGGCTCATGGCAAGCTCGTACATCTTGGTAGGTTTAGTCGTCCTGAGGTAGCTGCGCGTGTATGGGACGTGGCTGCTGTATTGTTAAGGGGCGAGGGGGCGATGAAGAATTTCGATGGGCAGCCTCCTGAGGGAGTGAGTGTGGGAGATGTGCGGGCGAGGCTGGAGCGTGCGGGGCTATTGAGGAGAGAATGATGATCGGAGTATGTGAGAACTGCAAGCACTGGAAGAGGGCGTCCGGGCACGAAGCTGAGCACATGTTTAAGGAATGGGCATCGGAGGATGTGGGGAAGTGCGAGCTATCGCGTTTTGATGATGAGCGGAAGATATATTCTCCGCCGCTTCCTGATAGTTGCTTGATGATGGCGCAGGACGCGGAGGACTATTCCGCGGTTTTGGAGACGCGAGCGGAATTTGGGTGCGTGTGCTGGGAATTGAGGTAGCCATCCTGGATATGCCACCTAAGGGTGGAATAAGTGGACTATTGAAATTCGCAAACTGTTGTTGTAAAAGGGGTTTGCGTTTTCAAAACGGCAGGACTCTCTGCCGTTTTGGACAACCCTTCATAGATGGCAAAAGCGTTACCCGGGTAACGCTTTTAGTTACAATTACGGTGCTGGAACCCCCCGCAACACGTTTCCTGCCAGAGGCAGAGGAACCTGCAGAGGCTTACCGCTGAGCCAGCCTGGCGAATCAGCGGTTTTTTCATGCGTTGAGGAAGTACACAGTCCATGGCACCATGCTTGCAAGAGGTGTGTATTTCTGTCCAAGACAATAACCCCCTTCTAATGGGCGGTTAAAAGGCAAATTGCCTTTTGTCCACCTGTTAGTGGGGTTTTCTATGCGGTTTCGGGCGGATGTCCGTCAGCTTCTCACGCGCACGTTTTAGTGGTGTTGCGTGAAACGTGCGCGTGCGTGCAGCAGTCTGAGCCTGGAAAATACGTGGTTTGACGGCAGTTCACCCGCTTGCACGTTTTTGAAACATGTGCGCGAAACGTGCAAGCACCCTTCTTTTGGGAGTAGAAGGCGCTTTATGCGCCTTGCACTCCTATTCGAGGGGTTTTTTCATGCGCTCTTCTTGTTGACGGAAAACCTGATAAGTCATTCAGTATTTGCGTCACTGAAACAATGTGATACAATATGGAGCAGTGAAGGCGGACTTCATTCCCTCTCCTCCCGTCTTTGGGCGTTTAGTAATGCGCATGTGGGGAGAGCGGATGAGTTTGCTGGAGTTCATGGAGACGGACGGGAAGGCGGAAGGGCAGACGGATGTTGATACGGGTTCTCAGGGAGTCTCGGAAGCGACAAACGAAGAGGCAGTTGAAGGGGCAGTTGAAGGGGCAGTTGAAGAGACAACCGACGGGGCTGTTGAAGGGGCGGAAGAGACATCTGAAGAGGGCACCGAAGAGTCATCGGAGCTTGGCTTATCTCTGGAGCAGCTTGCGGAGTTGACGGGGCTGGATCTTTCTCCGTATCAGGATACGCAGTCGGCGTTGAAGGGTTTGGCGGAGGCGAAGCGTCTTGTTGGGGTGAAGAATGAGGCGGCGGAGCGTTGGAACGCTTTGACGGAGCTTCCCCGGGAGCAGCAAGAGGCGATCGTCGCCATTCTTAAAGGCGAGCAGCCTTCTCAAGCGCCATCTCAAGAGCCATCCCAAGGCACTCCCATCACTCCTCAGTCCTTCGAGGAGTACGAACTTCTCCAGAAGCAGGTTTACGACGAGCAGGGGAATGTTCGCCAGAACGTAGATCCTTCGAAGGTATCGGCGCTTCAGAAGTTGGATCGTGGGATGCGGGAGTCGTTGTTGAAGCTGGCTACCGATCCGGCTTCCTATCTGAAAGAGCATTTTCAGTCTCTTGGGAAGGAGCTTCGTGAAGAGGTTCTGAAGGAAACGCAGACGGTTCAAGAGAAGAAGCTGGAAGAGCAGCGTGTGATGACAGAGATCCGTTCCATCGAGGAACAGCACGCGAAGCAGCTTTACACGGACGCGAAGAACCGCACGTTCACGCCCTTTGGCGAGAAGGTGAAGGCGGAGTTCGATGATCTGATGTCTGGAGGGTATTCGGACGCGGCGAAGGCGTTGAGGAAAGCCATCTCGGTGGTACAGGCATCAGCGCCCCGTCCGAACGGAACGAAGAAGGTGACTTCCAACGGGCAGAGGAAGCCTGGGGTTGCGGTTCCCCCGAAGAAGGGCTTGGACTTGGACAAGTTCTTTGAAGAGGGTGGGAATTTGGTTTCCCTGGCGAAGGAGTTGGGAGAGTGAAACCTACCCTTTCGGACAAGACATTGAAGAAATACGAAGAATACAAGCTCCGCACATGGATAGAGGGCGTCAAAACAAGACGTGCCCTCATCCAAAGTGCGTTGAAGCACAGGAAACACGCGCCGGACGGAAGTTAGAGGGGACGTTTGGCGCTTCCGGGACCCCTCCATCCCTCTACACCCCTTGAACCCCTCATGAACCGGAACTTAGTCAAAATCATGGAAAGTAACCATGGCATATACGACTTCGTCCGTGCTCACCACCACTACCCTGGTGAAGTACCTGAAAAAGAAGGTAGAGCCTATCTACCGTCGTTCAGTCTTCATGGGCGGGTTGAAGGAGCACGGCTGTCAAAGTTTCGGCGCGGTGAACAGTGGAGAATGGATGGAGTGGCGGCCCGTGGTGTCCCGAGCGAAACTCGTGGCGCAAGATCCCTACAACGTCCAGACTTCGTTCCCGAGCCGGAACCGAAGGATCAAGCTCACTCTTCCTTGGAGGGTGTATGGGCTTGGCGAGAAGATTGTGAAGTTCGACAGGTTGGCGAACCGGGGCAACGATGTCCAGTTCGTCAAGTTGGTGGACGACTGCGTGAAGCAGATGGCGAGCGACTTCGTGGAGGACTTCCGCGAAAAGCTCTACGTGGACGGAAGCGCCTCGGCGACGTCGCAGGACATTCACGGCCTGCAAAGCTGCACTGACTCCTACGCGGGGAAGACGACTGATCTTGGCGATCAGGGTGGTACGTGGAGCGGAACCTGGCCCGATGGGACGGGGAGCACCGAGTACCACTGCATGTCTCCGATCATGGTGGACGTGAACAACACGGGTTTCACCGGGGACACGTGGAGCGAGAACTGGCAGGAGGCGTTGAACTTCCTGTTGCTCTACATGGGCCGGTTGAACAACCGCGATCCGGATGCAGTCATTCTGAACACGGAATGGATGCGTCAGGCGATGGACAGTCTCGCGACGAACGATCGGTTCCTGGTTGACGGGAACACGCGCACGTCGAACCTGGGCCACAAGGCCATCCTGTACAAGGGGATCGAGTTGTACCACGAGTACGCATGTCCTTCGGATATGGGCTTCGCGTTCAACTGGGACAACCTGGAACTCCGTTCGATGCAGGACGAACTTATTGGGACGGAGGGCGATTTCGAGATCGACTCGTCGGATCAACTCAAAAAGTTGGACTTCTACGGCAACCTCCAGATTTGGCTTCCGGGCCAACTGGGCGTGCTGAAGGAAGTCTCGACTGCTGGCTCTTAATGAAAGGAGGTGAACGATGACTGCGATTTTAGGAAACCTGCCTTTCCCGAGAGGCAAGACGTGGAGTGATTTCGGCAACGCCGGTTTGACGCTTGACGACAACACCGCGAAGCACCTGGAAGGGCGCGAATATTGGGTTCTGGATTCGGAACACAATTCGGGCCAACCGGTGAAGCTGCGTGTCGTGAAGAACGACACCGGAAGCGCGATTACTCCGTCGAACCAGCTTTTGCGGTTCTCGACTTCGAGTATCGGTGACTTCGGTTGCCGTATCGCTGGGACGACGAACTCGGCTGGGATGGTGTGCGTGCCCATTGATGATGCGTATGAGTCTACTCCGACGATTCCGGATGATGACTTGTTCTACGTCGTGATGGAAGGGCGTTGCGCCATCGCCATCGACGGTGCGAACTGCAACGTGACGGTGGGTGAGTCGGTGACTTGCGACAATGCGGGCGCGATTGGGGACGAAGCCGCCACGGCGGGCCAGTTCACCATTGGCGCGCTGTGTATTGCCGCGGGTGCTTCCGATACCACGGAAACGGTGTTGGTGGACATCCAACTGAAGAAACCGCCGGAGTCCGGCTAATGAATGAGTCGTGGCCCGTCTCTTCGGGGGCGGGCCACGTTTACGAACCATGCCTTACCTATACAGCACCCTCTGGCCCGACTCCATGGAAGAGGAGGTTCGCGGTACGCTCAGGTTATCCTGCTGGATAGCGCGGTTTGAGGAATTGCGTATTGATCTTCAAGAGCACGCCGAGAAGCCATACGGGATGGACATTGACATCGACAAGTGCCTTAGCCTCATGAACTTGGTGAAGCAGGACGTGGCGGCGAGCATCATGCAAGAGATGTGCGACTGTTTTGCCTTCGAGCCGTGCGAGCGATGTGGAGGCCGAAAATGGCTCAGCGGAAAACGGATGGCGTTACGGCCGTCTGCCGAGGCACGTTGACGTATGTGTCAAGTGTTTCCTTGGGGAACAACGGGCATAGGGTGTGCCGTCTAGAGGTAGACGCGGGCGGTTTTCCGATGGCCTGTCTGGCTTTTGATGAAAAGGCGGAAGAGGCGTCTTCGCATCGCAAGGGCGACTTGGTGGAGGTGGAGGGCGACTTGGAAGTGACGCGATGGCGATTGCGTGGCGGTAGGGGGCACCGCAAGACGATCCGGTTGCGCGTGAACGAGGTGCGTGATGCCAGATAGGGAAATAGAAGCGTCGAGCACGATGGATGCCTTGACGGCGGACGACGTGACGCTGCTATCGCTTCGTCAAACGCTGGTGGAGATCATGCGTCTCATTGGCGGGCCGGAGGGCTTTGCCAAGTTGGCGATGACGGAATTTGGCGCATGCCCCCAAGGTTCTCCCACGCGGACGAACCTTCTCTTGAACATCATGAAGCTGCTTTCCACCTACGGGGTGGATGACTCGGCGGATGATATTCCTCCCGAAATGCTGGAGAAGCTGGCCAAACAGATCATGGCTTCCACGGAGGAGAGCAAATGATCGACTTCCAGGCCGCCGATGATCTAAACACGCTGAAGCGCTCCCTTAGAGAACGCGGGAAGGATCGTTCTTTCCACGTTCCCGGTGCGAAGCGGATACGGGAAGCGCAGTTGCAACTCGCCTTAAAGGCTATCTACAAGCACCGCATGGAGGGGCTAAGGCTCTACATGGCCCTTCCTCATCTTGAGCCTTTTCACGCCTGTGAAGCCATGTGGAGAATAGTTGACGGCAGCAATAGAGCGTCCAAGACGTTCACCTGCATGGCGGAATGCTGTAGAGCATTGACGGGGAGCGATCCTTACGACAAGTACGTTCGCGCCAATGGCAAAGCGTTGGTGGTGGGGAAGGAGAGCGACGACGTGGCCCGTTTGTGGCGTTCGGTGTCGGAGTCCTCGTTCAAAATGATCCCCGACGAACACACAGGCTTGTACCGCGCGGTGCGTCCGAACCCCTCGAACCCCTCGGAACTCGATCCGTATGACTTGGCTTACCAAGAGAAGTGGAAAGACGCTCCACCGCTTCTTCCTTCAAGGTGCATCGGGAACGTGGCATGGGAAGATCGCGGGAAAGGGGTTCCCCGGTACGTCAACATCAAGACGACGGGATGGATGACTCTTTACCGTTCTTCCAATGGGAAGGCCACTCAGGGCGATCACTGGAACAGTGTCCATTTGGACGAACAGCTTCTTGACGAGGATCACTTCAAGGAAGCGAACCGTGGCTTGACGCAGCTTGCTTCCGAACCGGACAAGCATCGTCCCAAGGGGGTATGGAGCGCGACGAGCCAGACGACGAACCTGCAACTGTTCGATCTTCGAGAAGCGGCGGATGCGGGGGCGGAACACGTCAAGGCGTTCAAAACCACCATCGAGCAGAACCCTTACATGACTCCCGAGGCGAAGCGGGCGTTCTGGGAGACGCTGGACGACGATGATAGGGCGGTTCGGTATTACGGCGAATACGCTCTTATCAAGGCGAAGATATACGGAATTTACAACCAGCGGGTTCATTGCTGCGATCCGTTTCCCATCCCGGGAGACTGGTGCCGGTACGTCATTCTCGATCCGGCCAGTGAGCACACGGGGACGCTATTCGTCGCGGTAGATCCCGAAAACACCCACATGTACGTCTATGACGGGTTCGACTTACTCAATGCGGACGCGGTGCAGTGGGCGGCGGAAGTCCAGCGGAGACAAGGGGACACGCACTTCGAGGCGTTCGTTTGCGATCAGCAGATGGGCGGGAACCGGATGCCGGGGAACCTTCATGGGAACACGGTGGCGAGGCAGTATTTCAAGGCTCTTGAGGATGCGGGCGTGAAGCCTGTTCAGTTGGGGCCGATGGAAGGGTTCTTTCCTGGTTCAAACGATATGCTTGCCCGGGAAAAAGCGCTCTTGGCAATGATGGGCGTTCGCGGGATGGGGCCTCATGCGGGGACGGCGAAGTTGCAAGTCATGCTGTCCATGGCCCCCGAGAAGTTACATGGGCAGATCAAGAAGGCTCACCGCGATCCCAAGACGGGGAAAAGGCGTTACGGGAAGGGGATACGGTGTGATTTGCTTGACTGCTTGGAGTACGCGGCGTACTTCGATCCGCAGTACAGCGAGCCGGTTCCCTTGGACAAACCAAAGGAAGACGCAGAAGTGACGGCTTTGGATATGTTGAAACGGAAACGAGAGCGGCAACGTCGCCGCGCGGGATGAATGGAGAGTGTAGATGAGTGTTGGAATGATGGAGAGACAGGACACCCACCCTTACCTTGAGGACATGATGTTCGTCAAGGTGAGCGAAGATCCGAGCTTCAGCAACGTGAGTTACGGGCTGGCGGTGAACGTGCAGGGGCGTGGGAAGGTAACGGACGTGGTTGTGATCGACGGTGGCGGGATTCGGCTCATGCGGGATTGCTGGCACGTCAGCGATCCGCGCGTTCAGACGAAACCGCAGATTATCCGCGATGATCCTGATCGTGGCGTGTACGACTTGGCGGACGCGGAGAAAGAGAAGCGCCTGACGCACAAGCGTTTCATGGAGATGCTGGAACGCATGGCGGGTTTGGACGCGACGTGCGCGCAACTTGGCAGACAAATGGCCACCTTACGTGAGAATGTCGAGCGACTGAAACAGTCCTCGAAGGATTCTCAGCAGACTTCCGGTGGAAACCAGAATTACGGGAACCGTAAGCGGCGGTAACGATGGAAACGGCGCGTTGGTTGAAAAGCATTGTTGACTTCTGGCTGAAGCAGATTGCCTACTGCAAGGAAGCGAAGGAGCGCGACTTTGGCCGGGACGCGGACGCCCTGTGGCAATTCTACGAGGGTGACGATCGGATTCTGGACTTGGAAGCCGCCGGGGTGGGGGACAACTGGCCGACTTCCTTTGGGCGGGAACGCCAGCGAATTCGGATCAACAAGATGCGCCAATTCGTGGACGTGGTGTTGCCGTTCATTTTCACGGACATCATCCACCGGAAGGTGACGCCGGAGATCGACAACTTGCCCGGGCCTCTCAGGGACTTTGCCGCGGCGCGTGGTGATGACGGCGCGCGGTTGCAGGCCGCCGAGATGGAGCATGTTCTGAACTACCTCCCCCGGGAATACGACTACTCCCGGGAAATGCGCACCATGCTCCCGGAAATGCTCGTCAAGGGCCGGGGGGTGATGCAAATAAAGTTCATCCACGGGCCTTACGGGCCGATTCCTTCCTGCCAGTACACCTCGGTGGACAACATCCTGATCGACGCGGACTGCGAGCAGTACCGGGACGCAGGGTTCGTGATCCACGAACGGAATGTCAGCACGTGGGAACTTCACGAGGAGACGGGGGTTCCCGTGGAGAAACTTCGCGGCGTGGCCAAGAGTAATATGGCGAAGGCGAACGAACTGGACTACGTGACGGGGAAGCCGAAGGAACTGGAGAACCGGGACATCGTGAAGGTGTACGAAGTCTGGTCCCGGGTGGGGATGGGCCAGAACCTCGTCGATGCAAGCGGAAACGAGGAGATCAAGAGGAAGCGTCAAGCGTTGGATGAGATCGGGCGTCACTGCTTCCTCCAGATCGTGGATGGGTTGGACTACCCTCTCAATGTGAAGCCCGAGGCGATGGAGCTTCCGGAATGGGCATCCGAACTGAAAGACTTCGTGGAATGGCCCTTGGCGCTCTTCGAGAACCCGGACAACCCGTTCCCGTTCGAGTTCTATGACGTGTACCCGAACGCGCGGAACCCGTGGGCAACCAGTCCGCTCAAGTCGAGCTTTTCCTTGCAACTCTTCATGGATGAGCTTTACACGTTCCTGA